GTTGGCGTGCCGTACTGCTGCAACTGTTTGCATGGTTTGGCACTCAATTAGTTGATCTACGGCCATTAGGAGCGCCTCTAGCGCGTCTGAGGCTTGTGCGTGGGCTGTTTTGACGGGGAAGTCAAGGCGCTCGTAATCGCCAAATGAGGTTCGGTATTTGCAATGGTAGTAAATCTGGCTTTTGTTGCGTTCACGGCGTAATGCGAACACTCGACCAGCGTTGTGCAGTACTGACAGCGCGCCTGATATTTGGCCGTGATGCAGGTTGAGATCGTTGCCTAACTCTGACCATGTTTTGCCAAACTCTGCTGTCTCTAAGACATCAAGTATGGCAATCTGACGCTTACCTGTAACACCCGTTGCATCCTCGTGCAGTGCGCGCGCTGTAGATGTTTTAGATGCAGCAACGTGGCCGCTTTTGCCGTTGTATGGCAGTGATGGATGGTCACTCGTTCTCATGTCGGGTCTCCTTAGTCGGGTTTATTGGTTTGACTTTAGCACACGCTTTTAGGTTGGGATGTAACCACATTACCTTTTCAGGGTTGTGCCGGTATCTTGTGCCGTGCATAGTTAGGCCGCATAATTTACAAGGCGCGTATAACATTTATTGCCGCTTTGATCACTGAGGCGTTAAACCTGTTTTGCTCACCGCCAATGGTCATGTGTGCGTCATACATCAGCACCAACTCATCCAGCAAGATCGAGTGGTCTGGCTGTTCAGGTTTTGGCACGTGGTTTGGTCTAAAGATGTCATCAATAAACGTCTTAAACACTTTGTTGTATTTGTCGCTGTAAGTTTCGGGATACATTGTTTCTCTTGTTTCTTGGCTGATGCCACTATCGGGATATGGGATGTCAGCCATGTGTGCTTGCCCACGCTGACCAGCCCACCATACTGTAGAGGTGTGCTGAGACTCTGAGATTGACTGACGGCACAAACAGATCGTCAAGGCTGGTAATAAAACCTTGCTCGATCAGCCACGCTTTGTGTTGGCCGTTGATCTGCATAAGGCCATATGAGCCGCCTGCCATGTCTTTGCCGTTGTATGCGGTTGGTGTGCATCGTGACTCGCGAAACATTACGCGCGCCAGCATTGGTGCTTGGTCTGCTGGCCAGCCTGCTGTGATTGCGTCAGCCACGTATTGTGCGCAGCCTTTGATTGCCTCTGTGGTGGTGGTTGGCGCAATGGTTGGCAACGTGGGCACAATGCTGATCAGGGTTGTTGTGATCTGTTCACCCGGTTGCAGTTTTACTGCTGGTGGCGCGCTGGCATCCCACAACAATGTAAACGCTGCTAAACCGCTTATTGCCCATGCCGCTATTTTGATTGCTAAGTAACTCATTTTTTCTCCAATTGGTAAGGGGTCTGCCACGAGTCACCAATTGCATCCTTAAACGCAATCTGTGCGTGCAGCACTTTGTCTGTTTCAGGGTCACGAAATATTTGCACCAGCACCATTTGGTTGCTGTCTAAGTGCGTTGTGTAAACCTCATAGATATATGTTTTGGCATCAGCCATATTGCATCTCCTCTTATCGCCGGTCATTTGACCTTAGAGGATTACTGTGGCAATTCGGTGAATACCCTCTGAAACGCTTGTTTAACAAGGTTTGGTGCGTCTGCCATCTGTGGGTTTATCTCAACGTGTAACCAATCGCCACCCGGTGCGCCGTGTATTTCTGGTTTGCTGTACGACTTCCACGCTTGACGATCACAACGCCAACCACGCCCAAACGCTTTAGGGAAGTAATCAAGCACGCACTCAACACCTAACTCGTTTGCGTTGGCTAACACAATGTTAATAAACGCAATAGTGGCTTTACGGTTTGCTGTTGGCTGTTTTTCTGACGGCCTATACGACAAGTCAACTGCTCGACCAGTGGCATGAACACTTAGTGACTCAGAGCCTCTTTTCGGTCTAACGCCGTATGAGCCGTTATTCCAAAACGCGCCAGCACCATGCTTTATGGCTTGCCGTATCCATTCATCCATGCCTGCACGTGGGCCAGCGGCTGCACCGTCACTGTTGCCTGTGTAGGGCTTTGACCCTATGACTTTAGGGTTGGCAGGTATGACACTCATGGTGTTGGTGGGTCTGCTGGCTTGCGCTTTAGGCCGTTTGCGGCAACAAGGCCAGATAATGTGCCGGTCATAAACACAGTCAATGTTGATAGCAAGTCAATGAACTGTGCATCGTTTGGTGATTGCTCTAACGGTTGCGTTACAAATAGCAAGCCGTAAACAAAGCCAATAACGGTAATTGCAAATGTCACTGCAATAGTGCAGCCAACAAACACAATCATGCGCGCATGCAAGATTTCTATTTCTGCTTTTTCCTTAGCCATTAGCAGCCCTTTCACATTGTTGAATAGTCGAGCATCGTGTTAGCGCGGTGTTGCGTACTTTAAGAGGCGCGTTAGTTCGTGTTGTTTCGCAAGCGGTCAAGACGAATGCAAGCATGAGACTAGCCAAGTAGTATCGCGGCTTCACAAAACTTCATGACTCTGGTACGTAATCAACTTGGCGTTGTATAAATGCTTCGTATTCTGCTGGGGTCATTGGGCGCACTACACCATCAACTTGAATAAACACTGAATCGTGTGGGTACATTGCTACGGCTTCTGCGTATGTCATGTTATGCCTTAACTGTTTGCGTATCCGTAAACGCGGATTGTTCCGCCTGTTATTGTGCCGCTTGCTGGCGTAATAGTAAACGCAGTGTAAGAAGTTGTCCCATCTAAATAACCGCTGTAAACGCGACCCACATTGACCGATGTCATAGTGCCAGAAACAATAGTTCTTTTAGCAAGAAACGGCCCGTTTAATTCCATGTTGAGGTTTAATCCATCAGTCATAACTCTGCCAACTGCGTTAAATGATGTACCACTGTTTGTTGAGTTTCCACTGTAAGTTCCTGTTGCGTCTGGTGCATAATTAGCACCGACAAACGCGTTGTAATATCCTGTTGCAGTTGAACCTAGTTTTAGCCCTAGTTGCTCATCGTTAACCGAGCCAGTACCACCGCTAATTGTAATCTTGTAATAATCGTATGTTGCACTAAACGCGCCAGACACAGTGACGCTTGAAACTGCGCTACCAATTGTTGTTGCGCTGATAAGTGTTAAGCCGCTAGCGCCGATAGGTTGCCATGCCGCGCCGTCATAATACTGCACAACGTTTGTACTAGACAAATAACAAAGTTGGCCCTCTGCCAGTACCTTTTCGCTTGCACCACCAAACGCCGCGTCACGGGTCACTGTTGTGGCAAATACCGGCACGCCTGTGCCAGCGCTTATATTCATGTTTGCAGCAGTCAATACCTCGCCGCTAGCAAATAACGGTACTGATGTCTGTTCGTTTGGCATGGTAAGTACTTTATCCTAAAACTGGTTGTGGGTCTTGTATGCCTAATTTACCGTAGATTGGGTCATTGAGTATGAACTCATAAACGATGACCGTGTTGGCCGTGTAGAACGTAACTCGATGGCCGTTGTTTATGTTCACCGATATTTCTACGCCCTCAACCGATAACTCTTGGGCTACCTGACCGCCAGTAATGGTGTTGGTAATCGTGATCGTGTCACCAATATCTACCAGCGCCAATGCCTCACGTTGGGCTGTAGTAAGCATCAGATAATCGGTTTGCACCGCGTTAAACGTGGCTACAGGCTCACCTACGAGCAGGTACTCTGCAAGCGCCAGCGCGGCTGCATCATTGTGCAACAGGCTGTTAGTAATGCTTACATTTTGGATTAGGTACTTGGCTTGGCTTGCAAGATCATCTGCTACCTCTGGACTAGTAGCACCTAAATGCTGGATGCTTGCCCGGTTGACGATCACATCAGCGTTGTAAATAATGCCTAACGAGTTGTACGGAATGTTTGTGCCGTCATCGTGGAAGTCTGCGACACTGCCTGACAGTGTGTTGCCTATTCTTGGCTGGCTGGTCAATACGCCTGTGCGCGCCATAAAGATGCGACCCTGCTCGGCCTGCTGTATTTGGTCAATATATTGTTTGACGTTTGTACCCTCAGCGACCGTGTATGCGGCAGCGCCGCCAAGTGTTTGTGTACCTGTCTCAATGTCACGAGTTAATGCTGGATAGGCAACCTCTGGTAAATCTAAAACAGCAGATAGTCGAGCACTAGATAGTTGCTCGCTCACGTTAAATTCAGCCAACGCGGTCTGTGCCAACAAATAGAAGTCATCGGCGCAATACACGCTAACTGTGTTTTGACCGCCCAACTCGTAGTTGTAATCGTAATTTACAATCTGACCAACAAACAACGGTATGAAAGTGTTGGCTGTGTTGTATCTGCCAAACGACACCCGGCGCAATGGCGCTAATGTGAACTGTCCATCAGGGTCAACAAACGGACTAGACGAGTACAAAGGGTTTAGAGTGCCACCAGCCAATGTGTCGTTAAGGTTAAATGACATCGTGCCAGCGCTAAATTGATCGCCTATATCGCGCCTACCGCGCTTGACGTTTACATTGGTTGAGTATTCCAACATTGGTGCAAACTCTGATACGCCGTCTAACACATAGGTTGTGTTATTAAGCACAGCGCGCGTTGAGTTATCCAACGTGAACGCATTGAGCATAAACCCTGTATCAATAAACAGTTCGTAATCGCCGCTCTCAATTACTGTTGTAGCCATTAGCCAACCGCAATGTTGGCAGGGCCAGCAGCCCTGTTATATGCCCTAATGGCGTTCACTACGGCCTCACCTATTTCAGCGCTTGTATTGATACCGCCTTGCACGTTTACTGTTAGACCAGTACCCGGTGCACCTGAGCCTGCCTCTGGTCGTGATGGTGTTATAGGTGTAACTGATGGGCCAGCGAGCGCGTTGTCAAACGATGCTGATATGCCTTTAACGTCTGCAATCTTAAGACCTTTTTTAGCGAGCCTTTTGTTTGCCTCATCAAATGCTGCCTCAACACCTTGCAAATATGATTGAGCGTTAGATACACCAGCGCCGTACCATTGTTTGGCAGCCTGTTGGCCAATGACTGCAGCAGCGATCTGGCTGGACTCGACTAGCGCGTTGGTTTCTAGGATTGCTTTAGAGCCGCCTTTAATTAACTCTGCTGCGATTGCTGCACCGGACTCACCGCCAGCGTCAAGCACAGATTGCAATGCGTCTTGTGACAATCCCATTGTCAGCAACGTGCTGACATTGTCGCTGTAGGTTTTGATGCCTTTAACTTGCTCGCGCAAACCATCTAAGAAACCTTTGCCTGTTTCATCGCCTGCGTCTTTAGCATCCTTAAAACTAAACGCGTCTTTTAGACCGTCTGACACGTTGGTTGCAAAATCATTAAAGGTTTGTTGTGCATCCTCAAGCGAGCCTTGTGCGTCTTTAAGCGCTGTCACCATGTAGTTCTTTAATGCGTCTGAGGCTTTTTTAATTTTGTCTGCCATGTTGTCAACAGCGCCGCCAGTCTTGACAACCTTTTCTGTGACGTTAGTTAACTCAGGCCCAAACACTGGCCCGGCTACATCTCTAAAATCTGATGTTGCCTGAGTGGCTGTTTTAGTGGCGTTCTTGTAAATAAGAAACGCGCCAGCAGTAACCGCAAGACCTGCCGCAATGGCGGCTGCACCAACGCCAAGAGTTAGCGCCGTGTTCGCAGCAGCAGCGCTAGCAGCAAGAGACCAGTTGAGCGCTGTTGTTACAACTGTGACGGCGTTAGCAATGATCTGTGCAGCCTTAAATCCGATGAGCGCGGTGGAGATTGCACCGATGGCTGTGCCTACGGCCAGCAGTGTGCCCGTGTGATCTGCTGCCCATGTACCAAACTTGATGAGGTACGGCAATACGGCCAAGACCGCTGGCAACAATGCTTTGCCAATTGACTCTTTAGCCTCATCAAGCGCCACGTTGAGGCGCTTAAATTGTCCTTGTGCAGTACCAGCCGCCGTTGCAGCAGAGCCACCAAACGTGTCTGACAGTGCAGCCATTACCTTGTCAAGTGATGCACCATCTTTGATCATGCCGTACACCTCTGGTGAGAGGTTTCGCAGCGCCTTAAAGTTGCCGCCATACGCTTTAGCAAGAGCATCAGAAACCGTTGCTAGGTCTTTACCTGTGCCGGCTGAGATGTCCATTGCAAGGCTTAAGCCCTCTGTTGCCATCGCAATGTTATTTGTACCTCTCAATAATGAGGCGTAGGCTGGCCTAAGTTCATCATCAGCGACACCGGTAGCCAACTGCATGACATTGATCTGAGACTCAACTGCTGCAATCTGTGCATCAGTGGCATCTGTGACGTTGACCAGCGCGCGTGCTAGTTGGGCTTGTGCTGCCTCATCCTCAACGGCTGCTTTAACGCTTGCACCTGCAACAACTGTGAGCGCGCCTATGGCTGCGATGGCTGGTAAAAATGCTTTGCCTGCAATGTAGCCGGCACGCTGGCTGTTGGTCTCAAGAGCCTTGAGTTGCAAGATCGCTTTATCAAATCCCTTGCCATCAAGGCTGGAGATGATTGGGATATTAATTGCCACTTTGAGCCTCGATGTCTCTGCTAATTAGGTTCTCTACAGTCTCCACTATTTTACGCACTTTGTCTGTGACTGCCTCACGATTGCGCTCAACGGCAATGTCAATTGCGCGTGGCTCTGGCCCTGCCTCAGTGTTTAGGTTGGTAACAAATGTTGATGAGGTTTGGCGGCCAGCGTGATCGTAGATTGCACCAGCAGCATCAGCCTGTTGTATGACCATCAACTGGTAAGGCTTAGACCCGTAGGCAACCTGCTCTGTGTACGTGCCTGTAGTGCCTCTGCCTTTAGGGCCACTAGGGATGCCGCCGCGCTGGTAGTTGACATAGCGCTCTTTGCTTGCGCGCACACCAACCTTGACCTTAAACCCTGCCTGTACTGCGGTTGTTTTCCAACTTTTCTCACGGCCTCGTACCATGCCAGACAAAGGCGCGCCGTTGTTTAACGAGTTGTCAAAATGCGCGACCATTGATCGAGCCTCATTGATAATCTGATCGCCTGCCGCTTGTATGTCTTTAGTTACTTGACGGCGGTAACGGTTATCAAATGTGTTGAGCGCTTTAAGTGTTTGTTGTACGCCAGCAATGTTGACTGAGTGCACTGGCACGGCTGGCATTAGCGACCGCCGCGCTGCTTGTTAAGTATCTCGATCACAGTGTTCATATCGTCTGCCTCAAATGTAATCTCTGACGGCCAGTAGCCGGTGGCAACAACGATCTCTGCCAGCGCGCGCCTTACTGAGCCGTGCCCGCTTTTGGGTCTTTTGTCTCCAGTACATCAATGTTGGCAAGCAACGCAATGAACTGGTCAAGCGTGCCCGGCACAGTTGTACCAGATGCGCGAGTTGCCTCATAACACAAGTACGCCAAATCCTCAACACCAATACCCGATGCCATCTCTGATGCTTTGCGTTTGTACTTGCGTTCCCATGCAACAACAGTTGAGAGATTGGTTACAACCTCATTGATTGTGCCATCGTTAAACGTGGCTTTAAGTCTTAATTGCATCTTGCCTCTTTCGTGTCGGGCCGTTGCCGGCGAGAATAATTAAGCGGTTGCTACTGTGTACGCTCCACCAGTAAATACCAAATCAATGACATCTAACGCGCCGAGTTGGCCGTTAACAATTGGTAGCGTTTCTAGGTAGCAGCCTGTCAATGTTGACAATGGGTTTGTGGCGCTGGTTGCAGCGCTGGTTGGTTTGAGTGTGATCGTTGTGGCTGTGCCGACCAATGCGGCAAGTGTCGCATAAGTTTCTGTGGCCGCAAAACTATTCATGAGTGAAACTGTCAAAGTGCTGTTTTCCAAACCGCCAACGTAGGTGCGGTTCGTTTTTCCAAAGGATGTGCTATCCAAACTCTCAATCACGCGAGTGAGTACAGCCGAGTTGCACTGATCGGTCAAGTCAACTGCGTTGATTGTAATTACTGGGTTTGATAGGTAAGTGCTGGTGGCCATGTGGGTTACTCCTCGTTGGTGTCTTTAATAGGTTTATCAGATTTTGTGCTCTTGCTGGTGGATTTGATAAACCCACCCTCGATTAACGCCTCAACATTAATGCCATCAGCAGGCTCAAACACATCGCCTACCTTGCCTAATCTTGATGATGCAATAACGTATGCCATGTCTAGTCCTAACTTTGTGCCTGCACATTGATGTTTAGATCATACGCTGCTAACTCGCTGCCACCGATGATGGCAATAGTTGGCCTACCATCCGTGACACCGATATTGGCGCTGACAACTTTGGCCGCCAAGTTCATCAGGCTGCGTTGTGCATCTAAGTTGCCCGGCCCAAGAGTTAACAATCTGACCGGATACGACAGGGTAAATACGGCCCGGCTAAAACCTGTAAAGGATGGCGCGTCAATGAACACACAAGGCGGCTGGATGTTGCGTGGGTCTGTTACCACCACAAGACCTGTAACGGCGCTGAGAGTGGCTGACAATGCGTCTAGCGACTGGTTAAACAGATCGGTGTAGGCAACTGGTGTAGGCATTAGGCAACCTGTGCGCGGTTGACACCTAGCAGTTGTTTGATCATTGGGCTAAGGCCGTTAGACCCACCAGATACCATGCCATCCATCATCGCATAGTCTGAAACCGACCCTCTTTGGCGATACAAAAAACCGCCATAAGCGCGTGTGCCAAGACCTACGGCGGTTGATGGCAACACCGTTAGTGAGTCTTTGTAGCCAGCCTCTTGCCTACGCAAGAAACAAAACGCTGATGCCGCTGCTGCACAGATTGTTAAGAACGCTGCATCTGCTGCAGTTGCTGTGCCAATGCCTAGCCAATCCTCAACATCGCTTGCAGACACCCACGTGCACACCTGCGTGTAAGTAATTGTGCCAGAATAGTCAACCACAAAATTGACGTTTGTACCTGTGCACGCATAAATGATTTGGTTAGGTCGAGGCTCGTTTACATTAAAAAGAAACTCGCCAGTAGTTGAGTCAACGCCAGTGAACTCGTATTGAGGTAGGTCAAGTACCTTAAACGTGCCTGCAAACGGCGCAGACAATCCACTAACCGTGATGTTTTCGCCTATAGCAATCTCTGTTGGCTCAAGCGTGCTAATGCACGCGTAGTTACCAATTAATTGTTTAGTGGCGCTGGTGTAAGTTGCCATAGCGGTCTAAGTCCGCTACAGACTAAGCGATTACGATGCCCTGAATAAACGATGACTTGGCAACAAATGTCGAAAAGTAACCGTAATAAGAGAACGTCTTGCTCAGTGTGGATGGATTGTCCACTGACAAGATGCCTTGTTGAGCCTCGTAGATCTCAAAGCCCGGTGCGTAAACAACAAGCATCGTGCCGGATGCAAAGTTGTTATCAACAACTAATTGCAAACCCATCACGTTCATGTTGTTGTAGCCCATGCCGCCAACTTTGCCGATTGAGTTTTGGCCCATAATGCCATCGGTGACATAACCCAAAACTGGTCGCTTGTTGCTGTCCAACTGTGCACCCAACTTTTCCCACACGTCTGGTGACACGCACAAGTGTGTTGGAAAGTAGTTGCTGTCCTCTGCAATTTCGCGTGCTGCGTCATACAAAGAACTGATCAACGATGTTGGATCACCAGCGGTGACAGTCCATGTTGATCCTGATGCAGTCTTGCCGGAAACAAGTGCATCGGCTGCAACGTCATCAGTCTTAATCAAGTACTCACCAGCAAGATCGTTAAGGATCAAGTTCATTGATGCTGGATCTGTAAAGTCCATGTCTTGTCGAGTAATCGTTACTTGACCAGCAACCGTTGTTTTGGTAACGGTGTTAGATGCGATCACCATTGTGGTTGCACTTACTGCACTGCCCTCAGTCTGAGTTGCAGCGCTTGTGTGCGTGGTGATTGTTGGCCTAACAAAAGTTTTGCTAGGAGTGTTTGGCATTGAGCGTGCACCAAACGCGGTGACAACTGGTCGCACAAAGTTGAGATCTTGGAATAGTGGCCCAAGTACCGGCACTGGCAAGAGACCCGGTGTATCGGTAGTAAGGATGTCACCAGCGGCAGCCTGCAATGCTGACTGTTGCAACTTAACTGCATCCTTGTAAGCGGCGTTCACGTTGTGGAAAGTGTCTCCACCTGCGTGCAATGCTGCAAGATATTCGCCCGGTGTTGGCATCTTAAATGTGCGTTTTGCTTGTGCAAAAATTGGTGCAGTTGGGATGGTTGCCTCTACTGCCTCGACTGGTGTTACTTCGCTCATGGGTTCTGTCTCCTGTGTAGGTTCTGTTTCTATAGTACTTATTTCTTGCTCTGGTTGTGGGATACTCGCAGCGACTGTGGCAATGTTGGCCATGTCTCCAAATGCGCCGATGGGCACTAGCGATAACTCTGTCCAATCGGCTGACTCAATGATCATTGTGCCGTTTTCGTCATACGAGAATTTGCGTGGATTTACACCAACGCTGACCTGATCGATAACGGTTTCTTGCAGCATGATCATGGCATCTTGGCCTTGCGTGCTGGCACTGATTTTTGCGGTAAACATCATGCCCTCTGGCGTGTCCACGCGCTCGGTAACAATGCCTACTGGCATAGACGCATCGTGGTACATAAATAGGCGTGGTGCTTTACCCTCAACTGGCAGGCTGCCCGGCTGAAAGATCACTGACGTACCATCAGAAACTGTGGCGGCAACACCATACGGTACGGCAATGCCAGTAATCTCGCGGCGGCCTGTTTCGCCAGCGGCTGCGTCAATCGTTACTTGCGATGCAATCAATTTAATCATGATGAGTACGGTACACCATTGTTGCGTGGCGGTTGTGGCATCTCTTGCATTTCCTCTTTTTCCATCAAATCGCCATCAATAAAATCGTCAATGTCAAACTCAACACAAGTGTTGTTCGGCAAAATGTTATTGGCAGACAATGTTTGTGTAATGCACTCTGCGATCTGTTTGCAACCAAATGTCCACAAGTCTTGGCGAGCAGAAACGCTGTTGGTGTAATTGTACGAATTCATACTCAAATTTAATAAGTACGCGGGCACACCACAGACTCGAGACATCTCAAGCGCCTGAAACTCTGCTGAGTCAACTAAGAGCATTTTGTCTGGTGATGTGGCTGTCTCGATGTAGTGCACCTCTGGTGACAGCGCTGCCGTTTGGTTAGTAGCGCGCGCTGCGTTAAACGATGCTGCCAAGTCTGCAAGTTCGGTGCTAGAAAGTGGCTCTGATCCAGCCTGCACCTGCAACACTCCAGCCGGTATTGCACTAGACGCATTGCGGTAACGTGCATCCTCAAGTTTTATAGATGTTGCAATTGCTTTAGCCGATGAGTAAACAATGCCCGGTTGACCGTTAAGAAACTGCACTAGATCGTTAGGGTTTATTTCGCCGCCGTTAAAATACACTTGTTTTGATGGTGCAAACCAAACGCCTGACGGTACGCCTGCTTGATCCATTGTGTTGCACATTGCGGCTGGTAAGCGTGTAAACGCGGCAGGGTAGCCATCGGCGGTGCGCTCTGTGATGTACCAAAAGGCTCGACCAAACATCATGAGATCTGAAACTGTCCAAGACAAAATATGGTTGTTTGTATTTACGCGATCAATGCGGCGTAGCCAAGATCGAGGCGCAAGCGGCACTTGTTCCATTTCCTCGCCGTTCCACATCTCTGTGTACATCTTTAATTTCATGGATGCAATAACTGACGAGATCAATTGTTGAGCGCGCGCAATTGTTGGCACGCTCATGGCTTGAGCAAATAGTGCACCCTCTGTGTAGGTGTAATACTGGCCCACCATTGCAGCACCTTGATTGCCACCATAACTTGAGCCAGCAGCAGCGGCTTTAGTTGGCGGTGGTGAGATCGCCGCTTTAGTTTTAGAGAATATGGCCATGCTCTTAGTGTGTCACAATCTGTCTAGTTTGTGGTGGCATCGGCCCGGTATGCGATGCGGTATCCCGACGATAAGCAAGCATCAGGCCGATGCCATATCACACATTAGAGGCTAGACGCTGACAATGGTGGGCTTGTTTGCAAAGATAGGTTTTGATGCCAGAGCGACAGCAAACACCATTGCGCGGCACGCAGAGATATCGCCCGGTGATCGAGTGCTAGACAACGTGAGTACACCGTTGTGTTTAACTGCAACAGCGCGCTCAACTTGATCAATCAATTGCGCTTGCCCTGCGTGGCTTATTCGTTTCTCTGTGATCAGTGCACGTACCGCGCCTGTCCATTTGACTACCTCACGATGGCCCACGACTGTTTTGCGGTGCGTGTAGATCGGTGGGCAATGCAGATCAATGGATGGAACTAGCGCCAGTTTGAGTGTTGGTGATTGCTCGATCTCTAGTGCAACTGCATCCCACATCTCTTTGATTGTGTCCACGACAAAGGCGATATGGCAGCGCGTGTATTGGCCGTCTTGTACGGCTCGCACACCCACATAGCGTGACTCGTCAACGGCAGTCTCAATTGCCAGCACACCGCCATTGGGCATGGGTAGATCGTTGGCTAGTTCAGTGAATTGGCCCGGCTCAATCCAAGAGTGTTGAGATTGCACAAAGATGTTGACAGATGCGCGCAAGAAACTATTGCGATCTGGTGACTGTGACTCTGCCTCGATCACGGACATATCCAGCAGACCTTCTGCTAATGCAGGGTTGGAATAAACCCACGCCTCTTGGGTCATGTAGTCCATAATCGGTGGGCTGAACTCGGCAAAGTAAAGCGAGGTGTTTTTGCCTGAGTCCACAGCGCGCAAGCCTTGCTCTCGCCAACGCAACATACTTTTGGATGAGGCATCGCCAGCCGTGCTAAAACCTGCAAGCAAACAATTTTTGCGTGTTCGCATTGTAGGCATCAAGCCTGAATCCACTGCCTCAGCACTTACTGCCCACCACTCATCAATTGCCACGAGGTCACACGTGTATCCATGTCCAACACCCGGCGTGGCAGCGCGTGGCATCCACTGCGAGCCATCTGGCATTGTGAGTACCTGACGGCCATAAGACCAAATTACTGTTGCACCAAATTTTGCCTCAAGAATTGGCGCAAGATAATTAAACAAAACAGTAGCCAAATCAAGTTTGTGACTGACCGAGATCACTAGTTGTTTCTCGCCACGTGCACTGCCCTGAGTAGCAAGCCACCAACCAATAAGCGGCGCAAGGCATCCTTTTGTTTTGCCGTTCTGTCTGGCCACCGACAAGTAACCAACTCGATGCACCCACACCTCTTTACCATCTACCAAGTTGTAACTGGTCATGCCGGCAAGTACACGCCGTTGCCACCTCATCAAAGTGACACCGAGTATTTTTTCCGCAAACTCTGCAATCTCTTGGGAGTGATCTAAACAACCACTGTGCGCGGTCGTTTCCAATCTTGGCCGTTCCCCGATAATCTCAGCCAGTTCAGGCTGATCTCCCAAAACCCTTGCTGGTGTTGGATGGGATAGGGAAATAGGTGAGA